TAGACCTTATATATCGCGGCAAGTGCAACGTAGCTGTCAAAGCAAAAGAACTAGACATTTCAACAGAAACGCTGAAACGCCTAGTTCGTGAATATATATTGGAACGCCCGTTAGATACGAGCGATCCAGATATTTGGAGCGGTGATGTAGAACTAGGTTGGCCTTGGGTGTGAGCTTATAAACTGTACTTTTGTTTATAAGCCTCAGTGTGCATTTCATCCAAAGTTACAGGAGGTTCACCACCTGAATTGTCCCAAAGATAATAGGGCGTTGGATCGTAATCAAGTTCGTTTTCAAGCTGAGGGATCACCTCACTTTCGAGAAGATCCATCATGCTATGAGTTAATTCAACGTCCATCATGTGTCGTTTGTTTTCACGCTCTACAACACCTTTAAGGATGTCCAGGGCGCGTTGAATTTTGTCAGACTCCCACTCTGGAGCTGGTTGATTGTGATGAGTCACCACTCCACCTCCTTTACAAGTTGTGCAAGTTTTTTCAATGATTCAAGGCTGTCAACGTGACGTTTGCCAGCTGCATATATAGGGTCTTCCATATTTTTAGCTTGTGCCATCTCCTGTTGAACCAACTTAAAACAAAATTCAATTCGTTTTAGTGGATCAGAAGCAAAATGAGCCGAAGCCTTGCTTTTTTCACCGCCAAGAATCAAACAAAGTAATTGTGTGATGGAACGGTTAGCTTGGTTTTTAGTGATCATTGGAGCGTTCATTTAAGGTTGCGATTGCGTTCAGCAGCATCAGGGATAGACCTTTGTAAATCCTCCCAGTCAGCTTGTCGTTCACGTTCTTCAATTTCTTCATCAGAAGGCGGCCAAGGATCGATAAAATCACTAGGCATCAAATCATCATCAAAATCGCGGCGACGTTTTTTAGTCATGATTCAATTTGTTTGATAGCGGCTTGGAGCGTTGGTGTGAGATTTTAGTCTCAGTATTTTTGAGACTGGTTACCGCCCATGCGGTGTAAGCGTTCAAAGGCCCTAGAAAGCTGCATAAGCTCCTGCACATTGTGTTGTGCAGATGCTTCCATCCAGGCTTGTTCTAGGTCTCGCAGCATGGCGTCACGCTGTTCAATCATTGGCAGTGGAGCGTCAACATCGTGAGCGATGTCTTCACTTTGCATTTGAGTGCTTGCCAGGGCAACGTCACGAAAGCTTGTGGCCCTACTAAGCCCAAACATCCGTTGCAACCTTAAAGCCACTGCGGCTGGCCCATAGCCAAGGCTGAGAAGACGCTTAGCCTCCTCAACGTGTTGGCCTTTGATTTCATTGGAGCGTTTCACGGGCAAAGATTTTCATAGATCTCCCGTGCGTTTTCACCTAAATCCTCGGGATTTCTCAAAGCAGGACTGGGACGGAACCCAATTCTTTCAAGTTGAGCAAATTTTGCGTAAGTCTCAGAAAATTGTCCATCATGCCAAAGCATTGCATAGACGTAATGAGCTTGGCAAATGTCAAAACGATCAAAATACATAATGTTATTTAAGATAGCAAGGTGATGAACAGCACTTGATTGTCTTGGTGAAAATCAACGCGAATTGTTTCGCCAAGATCACAAGTAGTGTGCTCAAGATGAGTCAAACCCATAGCCTTTTTAGCTTTACGAACAATCCAAGGACCTGAATACTTTGATGGAATCATCACGTTTTCACGGTTTACCCATGAATAGTTTGCTTGACCTCCGAAAGTGTCAGTGTGTTCAAGTTGCCAACGTAAACATGGAATACCTTGTTTCATGACTGAACCTCAGCGTTATCAAGTTTGCGGATGTGATCCGTCAAAACTTGCATAAATCGTTCTTGATTGGAGCGGTCACAGTAAGGCAGATACTTTGTAATGGCATCGTTCAACGCTTTTGTGCCGACAAAAATCGAAACGGAACAATCAGAGCCATCATTAATGGTGATCAAACCACTAATTAAATCGATTTTAGTTTGACCTTCTACCTGGAAATGGTTGTTAGTAGTTTGTTTCATAATTTTAAAAAGGGTTTGACCAATTGTAGGCTTGGTGATTGCTTACGATGCCATCCTTGTTCAAGCCGTCAACATAATTGTTGAATGCTTCGCGCTTAGCGATGCTGTCGGTTTTGTAGCTTGGTTTGTCTGTCAAGATTTCTTGCCATAAAATCTTGAATTCTTCCAAGACTTGTTTTTTAGTTGTTCGCACTGGTTTAAGTGGTTGTTGGTTTGGAGCGGAAACGGTCAACCCGTTCCCTAATCCATTATTACACGATTGAAAGGGTTTTGGCTATCGCTACCATGAAAACATCCCAACAACTCGGCAAAATGCAAGACGTTTGGATGGCTCCAGATGAACTTGAATTACTCCTGGAATCTATCCATGCTTACGCTCACTCAAACGATGGAAGACGCCGCTCTGGTCGCTTAGCTTTCCTACGTGAAAAAATTGTGCAAGTGAAACTCAACGGTTCAGCCTTGCGTGTGTACCCTTCGCGATAATTGGAACGGGCAAAAAAAAACCCCCCTAAACGGGAGGCTCATCTTGAAAGTCTTCTACCTCATAAGGTTTCGGAAAGTTCCCGCCATTAGCTTGGAATTCCTCCCATAAATAGCAGGCATGTTTTAAGCCGTTTGGTGTGCTTGGATCGTAACCGTTAAGGCGTGCAAGTTCTTCAAAAGTGATCATTGGGAAAACCTGCCAACAACAACAAAGCCGCAATCCTCTGTCAGCTTAACTAAAGTGCCGGACCATACCGTGTCTGATGTGTAACCATCCCAGCCGCTAAAGCTTGGATCGCTAACGTCCGTCACTCGCATGAAATCCTGCAAGTGGTAAACCTGCCCACGGTAAACAAAAAACCCAAAATTGGATTCAATGTCTTGAGAATCCATCCAATCGTAATCCTTTCGAATTTCCAACTGGATCGGTTCGCTAAAGTCTCCCAGGTGCATCAAAGGCCTTGGAACGTTGTTCGTTTTAATGGTCATCATAAAAAAACCCGGCAATTAAGCCGGGATTAATTGGAACGGAACTAACAGCACGCCAACGCGGCTACGCTGTAGATTTGATCAATCGGGGAATTGTAACCCTCAATGTCTGAATCTCTGTAGAAATACAAAGAACAACCTCTGGGATCTTCCTGATGGTAAATCTTACCGCCACATTCAGCGGCTAATTTTTGGGCTTCTTTAAGGTATTTTGCCTCACGATTGGCAATTACCGGACCTTTAACGGTTGGTGTTCCCCATTGATCGGGTCGATACCTTCTCGGAATTGTGCATTCATCATCATCCCATTGAATGAATCCGTTGCATTCATCCTCTGCCCATTTATGCAGGTGCCGTTCAATTTGGCATAACCTTTGGAACGTTGCTGATGGTAGTTTGTTTTTCATGGTAAAAAAAATCCCCAGATTATTCTGGGGTTTTGAGAATGAACTGTTTTGAAGGATTGCATTTTTTAAGGTAACGCAGCGTTTTGACTGCATCACCTGGGGAAATGTCCCCCAAGTGCAGAATCCTCTCGTCTCGTGATTCAGTGATGCAAATTACGAGATAAACCATCAGCGGATCACCCGCATGTAGTTTTGTGTCCCACTGTGAGACTGTAAATTCTCAACAGCGGTTTGCATAAAACAAACGCCGAACGCTGCCGCTGCACAATAGGCAAACAACAGGCTTAAGGTCGTTTTCATGGTAAAAAAATGGGTAGGCTTTTTGGTGTGGTTGGGAGCGTGCTCTGCAAAGTGTAAATTCTGCAAAGCATGGACGCTGCCTCGCCGCATCAACCCGGAGGCTGTGCAGTTTGGAACGTTTCGCTCCCGCTAGTCGTTTTCAGTTGTCCAGGTTCCAGGAGAAAAAAGTTTTTTCTCCCTTCTTACAATTGTAGCATACTTTAAACGCTTCTTGCTTCTTACAATAGAAAGAGAATCTAAAACCTCCCGACGCTTCCCACGCTTCCCGCTCGCAAGAAAACTAGGGGGGCACAGTTGCAAAACCTGCAACAGGTACGCTAGTGCGGGGAACCTGCACATATGTCTACTCAACAGTAATCGTGTGCTAAAAAACCCCCTAAGTGGGGGCAGGTGTTGAGGTTGCTGGAGCGTTAGGACTAGTCGTCTTTATTTTCGATAGAGATTTTCAGTTCAGGCGCTTGGATATTGACAGTTTCAATGGATTCACCGATGACACGTCCAATGGAGTCAAGAACTTGGCTAGCGGTTTGGAGCTGACCTTTTTTAAGTGCTTGGTGAAAGAGTTTAGTACGCATGTGCTGGAGACGTGCGAGCATATTTTCGCGATCAGCTTGCCAGTCTTCATCAACGAGTTTTTTTACTTCAGCCCAATCGCGCCAAGCAGTGTTGATAGAGACTTGTTCTTTCTCTTTATGGTCATAGACGAGAGCGCGAGCGGAGAGGCCATCAAGTTGACGACGATAAAGGCGTCTAATGCGGTCTTCTTTGGCCTGATTAAAGCGAGCTGTATCGTCTGTCATGAAGGCTATCGACCTTTTTTCAGATATTAACCTGTAGCGGAACGAATTGGCATGGCAAGAGGGGGGTATGGGTCGAAATTCTGTGTAATGTAATAGGCATGAGCAATAAAACAGAGCCTATTAGCCTGAGATGGGCACAAGGGCAGGTTTATTCAAGTGAAAACCGCTTTCGCGTTTTAGTAGCAGGGCGTCGATTCGGCAAATCGTACTTATCTTGCGTTGAATTGGTGCGTGGAGCGATTGAGCGTCCTGGGGAGACGTTTTTTTATTGTGCTCCGACGTATCGAATGGCAAAAGACATTGCGTGGCGATCACTAAAAAAGCTGGTTCCGAAGGTATGGATACACAGTAAGAACGAGACGGACCTACGAATCGAGCTAATTAACGGTTCAACGATTGAATTAAAGGGTACAGAGAACGCTATGGCGTTAAGGGGGCGGAGTTTGAGCGGTGTAGTGCTGGATGAGGCAGCATTTATGGATGCGGAAGTATGGTTTGAGGTTATTCGCCCTGCTTTAGCGGATAAGGAGGGTTGGGCGTTATTTATTTCTACACCAGATGGGACGGCTAGCTGGTTTTATGACTTGTGGTGCTATGTACCGGAAGATGAGACGGGAGACTGGAAAAGATGGTGTTATACGACAATTGAGGGGGGCAACGTTAGTAAACGTGAAGTTGAGGCAGCGCGTGCCCAACTTGACACTCGAACATTCCGACAAGAATTTGAGGCCAGCTTTGAGAATCTGACTGGTTTAGTGGCGGTAAGCTTTTCGGACGACAATATTTCAACAGAAGCCCGCGACATATCAATTCAACCATTGCTGTTAGGCGTTGACTTCAACGTTGACCCAATGAGTGGTATTTGCGCGGTAAAAGACGGCGAAACGCTTTATGTCTTTGATGAGATCATGTTGACAGGTGGAGCGACCACATGGGATTTTGCGGAGGAAGTTACTAGGCGATATGGAGTAGATCGCAGAGTTATTGCGTGTCCTGACCCTACAGGTGGAGCGCGAAAGACAAGTGGTGTTGGGGTAACGGACCATGCAATTTTGCGCCGTAGTGGATTTACGGTTCAGAGTCCTAGGTCACCGTGGAAGATACGAGACAAGATTACGGCAGTAAACACGGGATTAATGGATGCTTCTGGAGCACGGAGGGTCAAGATTCATCCAAGGTGTAAGGAGCTAATTAAATCGCTTCGGACATTGACGTATGGAGCCGGGACAGGGCTACCAAATAAGAATTTAGGAGTGGACCATGCGTTTGACGCATTTGGGTACTTGGTGCTGCAGCAGTTTAACCTTGCAAAACCCGAAACATTAGGTACAACCTCCTATCGGCTTTACTAGAATGAGATTGCAAACCTTGATAAGGGGTGCGGCAGAGTCTCTTGCAGCGGATCAGGAGTGAGGGATGCGGGTGCGTGAGCCGGTTCTAGTCCGCAACCATTGGAGCAGTTAGACTGTAGATAATTACTATTTTGAGATGGCCGACAAAAAAAGCAGTGCGATGAAGCGATGTGAGGGCTATATGAAGGCTGTTCGAAAAAGCAAAAAGAAACAGGCTAGTAAGAAAAAAAAGTAGGGGTTAGACTGGGGTAGTGGTTGCGTTTTGCGTCATGCCTAAAGGCCCTGGAACCTACGGAACTCAAAAAGGCCGTCCCCCAAAGAAAAAGAAGGGGATGAAGAAGGGTGGCAAGAAGATGCGGTGCGATTGTGGCAAGTGAGAACGTTCCAACAAATAAGGCGCTTTATAGCCGTGTAAAGGCTGAAGCGAAGCGCAAATTTGACGTGTACCCAAGTGCGTATGCGAATGCGTGGTTGGTGCGCGAATATAAGAAGCGTGGCGGCACCTATCGGAAAGCAACCAGTGGCGGAACGAAAAAAGGCACAAAAACCCGCAAAACCAAAAAAGCCAAGTAAGTCACGAGGAGGCTTGGGGCGTTGGTTTGATGAGAAATGGGTCGATATAAAGACCGGAAAGCCTTGTGGGCGCTCTAAGGGTGAGGATCGTGCTTATCCAGCGTGTCGTCCATCCAAGAGAGTGTCAAGCAAGACACCAAAGACAACAGGGGAGATGAGCACTGCTGAGAAGGCTCGTTTCAAAAAAGAGAAGACAGGATCAAAGAAAATTTCGTACCAACACAAGCGAGGGAAGGGCAAAAAGAAAAAAACTTGAGATGGCTTGTGGGTTATGAACGGTTAGACTCAACCGTATAGACCCTTCTTATGTCTAATCATGGCTATCCTGCGTGGAGAGCAAGGTTCTGTCCAGTTTGAGACTGGCGGCGGTAGCCTTGCAACAGTTGTCGGCACCAGAAGCTGGAGTTTGACGCTGAACAAGGAAACGTATGAAACCACAGATCATGGTGATACGTTTCGAAATTTTGTTGGCGGTTTAATTTCAGGGGAGGGCAGTGTTGAGATTGTTTATGACCCTGACGCGACTGGTCAAGCTAGTTTGATTGAGGATGTAGTCAAAGTAAACGACGCAACCGACGCAACTTTTGAGTTGTTTACTACTGGCAGCACAGCTGGCACAGATAGCGTAAGTTTTGCTGGAATTATCACCAGCATGGAGATTTCGTCTACTGTTGGCGAATTAGTTGTAGCTACTTGCAACTTTGTCACCAGCGGAGCTATTACCTCTAACCTTGAGTAAGGCTTAGTTTAATGGCAAAAATCGAACGTGGCGGTCATGTATTTGACGGCTACAATAAACCGATCCGTACTCCTGGGCATTCCAGTGGTAAATCTCATGCTGTTGTCATCAAAGAGAACGGCAAGGATCGGTTAATTCGATTTGGTCAGCAGGGTGCAAAAACTGCTGGCAAGCCAAAAGCTGGTGAAAGCCAAGCAATGAAAGCTAAACGTGCTGCTTTTAAAAAGCGACATGCGAAAAACATTGCCAAAGGCAAAACCAGTGCTGCTTACTGGGCCAACCGCGTAAAATGGTGACATGACCTATTCCGTTCCAGGTCTCGTTAGAACGAATCTTGTCAGCAGTTCCTACATGGGAAGTGTTGACAGTCCATTTGTTCGTACGCGAGCAGTAATCGACCAGATGAAGGGCTGGGAGATTATGAAAGCTGTTGTATCTGGAACAGAGTATTTACGTGAAAACAGCGAAACATTTTTGCCGCTTGAGCCGCGTGAGGACTATGCAGCGTATTTAGCACGTGTAAATCGTGCTGTATTTACGCCTTACACGCAGCGTTTGATACGAGCAGCAGCTGGTTTAATTTTGCGTAAACCGATCAGTGTTAGTGGTGCGCCGTACTGGACAGAAGTTTTTAATAAGGATGTTGACGGTTGCGGTTCTGACTTGGATGAGTACGCACGTCGATTGGTCACTTGTGCTTTGACCTATGGTCATTCACATATTCTTGTTGATTTTCCCGCTCCAACAAATGCAAGAAGTTTGGCGGAAGAGCGTGCTCTTAATCGTCGGCCCTATTGGATTGAAGTGGATCCAACCAATGTCTATGGGTGGCGATTGGATCGGGAATCAAATTATGGCAATCTTACGCAAGTTCGGATTGGTGAAAAAGCAGTTGTAGCTGATGGAGAGTTCGGAGAAAAAGTTTATGACCAAATACGTGTCATTGAGTCAGGTCGCTATCGCGTCTTTAGACAAGAAGAGAAAAAACTCGAAATGGAAGGGCCATTCCCATATCCCGCTTCATTCGATCAATCCGACGCTGCAGCGGAGTACGAATTGGTTGAGTCGGGTGATTTTTCACTTGGGCAAATTCCGTTGGTAACGATTTATGCTGATAAAAAAGACACGATGACAAGTCGTCCACCACTGCTGGACATAGCGCATTTAAATCTGGCTCACTTCCAACGACAAGCTGACCTTATACATAGCTTGCATATTGCCAGCCAACCGATGCTGGTATTGGAGGGATGGGACGATCAGACGAAAGATATGGCGATTAGCGTGAATTACGCGATGGCAACCCAACCGGGCAATAAGGTTTATTACGTTGAGCCTGCATCAAGCGCATTCGAAGCGCAGACATCAGAGATCCAAGAGTTGCAGCAGCAGATGGCGACGTTAGGCATTAGTACGTTGAGTCAGCAGAAATTTGTTGCTGAATCTGCGGATGCTCGGCGTTTAGATCGAATCGACACTAATTCAATGTTGTCGATGGTATCAATGGATCTGGAGTCAGGTTTGCAGAAGGCTTACAACCTTGCTGCTAATTATTTGGGTATTGAACCGCCTGAGGTCAAAATTAGTCGTGACTTTGATCTGCAACGGTTGATCGGACAGGATATTGCTGCCATGGGTCAGCTATTCCAAGATCAAATTATTGATCGCGAAGAGTTCCGTGACATGCTGGTGCAAGGAGAAATCCTGCCTACAGCGGCAGAGTCGCAATCTAGCGGTACAGTAGAAGAGTAATAGCTTCTATTCTCATGGGAATGCGTTTTGAAGAGATCAATCCTCCTAAAAAAGAGGAGTGCCCAATGCCTGAGCCCAAAAAAACAACTAAACAAGCAAAAAGTAGTAAGGTAGAGAAGTCAACTAACTCCTAATAATGGAAGAACAAGTCATCCAGGAAACGCCCGTGGCGTCTTCTGAACAGCCAGTGGCTGCGACTGAAACTCCTGCTGTCGATGTTTCTGCTTACGAACAGCAAATTCAAGCGCTGCAACAACGTGCCAATGAAGCTGAGGAAAAATTCCAAGGCATAAAAGGCAAACTTGACGACGTTTACAAAAAACAAGACGATCAACGTCGTAAAAATCTTGAGGATCAAGGGCAGTGGAAAGACCTCTGGGAAGAGGCCAATAAAACTGCTCAAGCCAAAGACCAACAGATAGCTGATTTGGAGCGTCAGTTAGGTGAGCTTCGGACATCTAACGAGACTGCTGCAATGAAAACGTCTGCACTTTCAGCGATCAATCAGGCTGGAGCAATCAATTCAGATCAAATGCTGCAATTGATTCAAGGCAACCTCAAAAAAGCTGAGGATGGCACTGTCAAAGTTTTAGATGGCGGCATTGAGCAAGACATCAATGTCTATCTTGCCAAGCTAAAAAATCCCGGCTCCGCCTACGAGCATCATTTTAAGCCCAGCACTCAAGCTGGTATGGGCGCAAAACCAGTTACTGGAATTTCCGGTGCTGGAGGTGTCGCGAATCCTTGGTTAGAAGGTAGTATTAACTTAACGAGGCAAATGGCCTTGGAAGCTACCGACCCTGATCTTGCAGCCGTGCTCAAGAGAGAGGCAGGTAAATAGTCCCCGTGGGACACCACTTCGAGTCTGTGACTTGAAACCCCGCAAACTTTATCCCTGAATAAGAAATGGCCGCACCATTTCAGAATTATTCCGGCGGTGTCCTTCTGGCGGACATCGTAAAAAGGAATAATCTCAGCACCTATGTGTCTGAGGCAATCAAA